CAGCTTGTCCATTACGTTCTAAACCTAGCACAAGATCACTTAGCTGTCCGATACTATGAGAACCGCGTAGATGGTTTAGAGATAGCTCTTTACCTTCTTCATGCGATCCATCCGACACTCTACGTAGGTGTGTAGCTATAATCATACAGATACCTAACTCCTGCACCAGCGTACGTAGTTTAGTCATACACTCATCAATTGTACGCCTTTCATCGAAGCCGTGTTCCTGTGAGCTAACAAGAATGCTTATATGATCTAGCACGATGTACTTGCACTTTAGAACCTTTGCCATGTAGCGCATACGTCCAATGATATTTTGTATGGAGTTGCTACCAAAGTGGTCAAAGAAAAAGATACGTCCACTACCTACAGTATCATCAAAGGCTTTACGATACTCTTCTTGTGTGTACTCTGTGTCTGGTAGATGATAGGGCTTGCTGCCATGTATACCCATCAGAGCTTTTGCCGTAGTCTTTACGGACTCTTCAAGAAACATCAAGCCTACATTCTCTTCTGTAGATGAAAAAATATGATACACAAGCTCACGTAGAAAGCCGCTCTTGCCTATGCCTGTGCCAGCGCAGACTGTAATTAACTCACCCGGACGCATACCGTATGTGTATTTGTTCAATCCAGCATAAGGATACGTTGCGATAGATTTCTCTGGACCTTTGTTAATCTCATCCCACAAGTCTGTGCCTGACACAATACCTTCTGGAGTGTGTGTCGTAGCGTTCCACCAGTCCTGTTTAAATTGTGCTACGGCACTCTTCTCAAGATATTCGTTAGGGTCTTTGTATCGCATGTTTACAACAGAGGCTTTCGGTGCCAGTAGCTCTGCTGCTTTTCTAGCTGCTGCTTGGCCTACCTCATCATTATCAAAACAGATACGAATGTTATCGAACTGATTTAGAAAATCATAGTTCTCATTAATATCCTTCTCTACAGATTGTGCGCCAGACCTTATTGATACAACAGGCCACTGACTGTCGAACATCTGATAGACAGACATAGCGTCTAGCTCACCTTCGACTAACGTAATGTACTTACCACCGTTGCCGAATATCTGCTGACCAAAAAGACCACAGTCTGCAATGTTGCCCTCTGTAAAGAACTGTTTATTATTTGTTCTTATTTTATTGGCAACATGTGAATTACTTTTATCGTAGTAAGGGTAAATATGCTCACCCTTGTTATTGAGCGTAACGCCGTATCGAAAACATACATCTTTTCGTATATTTCGGTCGTTTATCGAGTCTGAATACCCTTGAGATAGTTCAAGGTTGTTGTCAAACGGCACGATATTTTCTCCTTTGTGAGTAGTATTGCAAGAGAAGCAATGAGTACCCCCATCCACATAAACAGAAAGGGCATCGCTAGAACCACAGTCGGGGCAGGGCTGGTGTGTCTTGACATATTTTGCATTAGCTGTCACCTTTAAAATAACTCCTCTACTTTTGGCTCTACTACAACTTTAGTAAAGTATTTAATACCGTTAGCGTACTTAAATTTACGCAATCCCTTACCACCATTTGCATCCTGCCAGCATCTAGTTTTAAAATCACAATAGCGACAGGGGAAATCAATAATATAATTACCGCTAGTTCCCATTGGCACGGGATCATAGCATTTCTCAGGCGCATCGTCTAGATCGATAACCTTCTTGAGATGATCGATACGAGCCGATGCATCAATCTTTGTAAGTTCGTCAACCATCAACAAAGCGATCTCTCCGGTGCTTTTATCGTATGCTAGAAAGCCACCTTCGTCACAATCTTCAGCTTCCATGTATCCAGATATCTGTCCAAGATAACCAAAAGCGTCTTCTTCAAACAATGTGCCTTGTTTAAACTTTTTAAATCCTTTGTTTGATGCAGACTTAACATCAATGATACAGCCGTCGATCTTCGCATCAATGTGTCCTTTTATACCTCGCAGATTAACTTCTTTCTGTTCATCTTCGACAGTATGTCCAGACTCTGCAACAAGAAACAAGAGCAAAGCTTCTACAATATTACCATAAAAGAATTTTAAAAGTAACTCTGGTGGATGCTTTATCGGATCAGAGTGCATCTCATACCAAAGCTTACGATCTTCTCTGCCTATATTGGACATACGAAGCTTTGATGAACGTGTACGCTCTTCAGGATCAAGAAAGCGTAACGCTTCTTCTTTTAAAGTATCAACAAACTTCTGTAAATTTTTAGGATCAACTTTGTCTTTACCATCAGTAATTACATTACGAACATCTGGTAGCAGTGTGTATATTGATTTTTCATGTGACATAAATAATCCTTTATAAAAAATAGGGAGTCTTTCTTGTGAAGGCGCTCCCCCTTTTCCCACCAATTTTTATTTTGTGTCGTTATTGGCTTAACCGCTCGAAAGCTCGACATTGTATCTAGGCCCCATCCCTCTTCTCCCCTAGATACCACAGAGACGGTTACTCTGCACCCAATAGACTATTGCTAGTCTAACTCGTCGCCACTGCCTTTTACATAATCTGGCTCTGGCTCAAGGTCTTCATTGCCTTCATACTGGACCCATTCCAAAACCATAACTTGATTAAGTCCAGCACCTACACCTGACTTATTTTTATAAGTCCAATTATAAGGATTAATCGAAGCTTTTACTTTACTTCCATTACCGATAGCGCGGGTTTCATCCCACGGATTACCAGCAGCGTCTACGACACGAATACGTCGTCCTGACTTTGCCGTAATAAAATCACCGTGATCTTCCTTTTTGCCTTCGCCTGTCTTAACTTCAAGACCTGCTCCGGTCAAATCACGGATAGCATCCTTATCCAACTGTCCAATGTTCATTTCAAACTTATTGGACATTTGGTTTGGTTGAAACAAATTAGGGTAAAAAGCTGTACCATATACAATCATGGATATTCCTTTCCTTCTTGAGAGAGTTAATGTAGTCGTTTTACACGATCCGATATCTTGTGTCAACACATTAATGCGTGTCGGCCCAAGAAAATCCGATCTTTGCTTTAGCATCCATTTGCACACGTAACTTCAATAGATGCCCTGCTTCGCGAATAGAGGACTGTGCTAGTTCTGCCACTCGCTCCGCATCCTGTTGATGAACCTCAAACTGTAGCTCATCGTGAATAGTATTTACCAATTTAGCACGTAGATGTTCTTTTTCTATGGCTCTATCCATACAGATAGACCATTGTTTACAAAGTATAGCACCACCACCCTGCAACAATGTGTTTAAAGCTGCGTGAGAGCTTCGTACGTACAGTCTACGACCGTCGATACCTCGAATGTATCCACGATCTGCCACTTGCTCTACACGCGCTAAAAGATTTTGTAAGCTAGGCATATTATTAAGAAACCGCTGACGTATCACACCACCTTGTGACTGACTTAGATTAAGTATAGAACCTAACTTAGAAGGGCTGGCACCATACAAAAATGCATAGATGAACGTCTTTGCCAAAGCTCTGTCATCTATGCCCAAAGCTTGCATGGTCACAGTATGCGGATCACCGTTTACAACCTCTTCAGCGTATGCGTCGTCTTGCATGTAGTGAGCAAGCATACGAAGCTCTAATCCTTGAGCGTCCATGCCACAGATACGATAGTCATTGCTTGGCACAGTCCAGCATTCTCTGCTTTGTTTGCCGTATGGTTTGTATACAGCAACGATGTTTGCCATGTTGGGGTCTGCGTGTGTCATTCGACCAGTAACTGCGCCTAGACTAAACACCTTACCATGTACACGACCATCCTTGCCTAACGCATTTAGCCAAGACTCTACAGTTTTCCAGCGTGTCTCAAGCATCTTCCATTCCGACAGCTTCTTTGCAGGTTCTGGTGCAGTGTCTGGCAATGTAGCTAGATTAGCTTCGGATACTTTCGGTGCGCCTTTTGGTGTAAACTCTGTAGGCTTCCAACCAGCTTCTTCCATGCGCTCTACCACTTGTTTGTGTGACGCAGGATTAAACTCCTCAAAGTCTATTGACCAAAAAGGTCCACCTATATCTTCATACTGAAACTGTCGTAGTCCAACCTTAGATATAACACCATTCTTTGTATACTTTGGTAGGTCGGTACGTAAGACTTTTACTTTTGGTGCGAAGTATTTTTTGATATTTGTTTTGATTGTGTCTGCTTTTGACTGCGTTTCAACAAGCAAGTCCACGGCTTTCTTTTGATCCAAGTAAAAACCGTACCTACTTTGACGGGAAATAATGTCAGCGATAGCATGTTCTAATTCTATACTTTGTTGTGAAAAATCTACACCTTCTTTTAATAGATGTTTATACAGTTGTACTGTAATGTATACATCTTGTTCACAGTACTTACGCATCTCCTCAGAGTATACATCAAATTTATTAAAATCTATCTTGCCATAACCAAGACGCTCGCCCCATGCGCCAAGACTATGCCCGCCAGAACGGTCAGGATTAAAAAGTCTGGATAAGACAAGAGTGTCAATTTTATTTTTAATATCAACATGCCAAAGCTTTTCCAGAACTGGGAAATCAAAGTCGATACCATTGTGAGCAATGAAAGTATCCTTTTCTAAATCAACAAAGTCGATAAAAGACGCAGCATCACGAAACGAGAATATAGCTCTGTCGTTATCAACATCACATATACAAGCAATCCATATAACAGTAGCGTCTAAACTATCAGCTTCAATATCAATAACATAACGTGTCATCGTTTATTCCCTGTTAAAAAACGTACTAGTAATGACGAGGGATAGGGATATCAAAGAGGTGGAGCTACCTCTATGAGATCATCTATGTACTCTTGAAAATCTCTAGCACTTTCATATTGGTCCTGTCTACCCTTTTTGATGTAGGAAACCTCTTCCTTGTTTGGGCCTACCAGAGTATGTACATATACGCACCTGTACAAACCTGATTTTTCACTAAGATGTAATCTTTTATAACCACGATATGAGAAACCTTTATACTCTATTGTTACCTCATATTCCCCATGTTTTTTCATAAAAGGAAACTCTAATTGTTTTTCATACATTCCTCTATTAACTCCTTTATCGTGTATAGTTCATTTATTTTTATATTATAACAATCTGCTTTTACTTGATATCCGTTTGAGGGGTCTATGGTTCCCTTCTTCCAAAACTTAGCTGTATCAAAAAATTGTTCTTTACCTATACCACCAAGTATAAAACCTTTATCGAAACTGTGTAAAACTCTACAAAATACATAAGCATCACATTTCTGTTTCGTATTGTATGCGGCTATCGTGCAGTCGTACTCACCTTTTGGTGTGACGCTTGTGGATTTTGTCTTAACGTCAATACGTACGTTTTTGTCAACTATGAAATCATAATCGTACGTATTGTGTACGTCTACTTCGTAAAATGGAGATGCATATTTTTTAAACATAGCCTCACCTAAGAAGCCATACATATTTCCTTTACCTTTTGCTATAGAATGTTTAAGTACACCCATCTTTTTTGATTTATCAGACGCACTGTCTCTCATTTTAGAAGTAATATTCATAGTAACAAAATCTTCATTCATTTTGAGGATACTCCACAGTTTCACCAAATGTTTTCATTTTACCAATAAAGTTTGCATGATCCATTAGCATGTTCATAAGCGCCTGTCTAGTTACTTTTACTTCTTTTGCGTTTTTACGTGCCTTGTCTACAGCCTGATGTAAGGCATCGAAGTCTGTGTCGCTTGTGTATATTTTCACTGTTACCTCATGTCTGTGTAAAATATGTGTGTGCCTATCTGTTCAAGTTTTCTCATCTCAAGGAGCCACTTTGGACTTACGTAGCTTGCATGATAGTGTGTAGCGCCTAATGTAGGCAAAACTACAACTCCTTTAATAGCTAAAGATGCTGCATGGTAAGCTGTGTTTAATGCTTCTTTGTTCACAGTAGCCCATTCTTTTTTACCATCACAGTAATAACTAAAAGCACACCTGTGTTTTATTATTTTACCTTTCCACCGTCTTGCAGAATGTACAACTCCACATATGGTATCAGGAAAGTGTTCACGATTTACACGTTCTATAATTACGTTAGCTACAGCTAGCTGACCTATAAAAGATTCAGAACGAGCTTCGTGATATACAGCCTCTACAAGACAACTTAGTTCATCAGTTTCTTCTGCATAAGCTGTAGAGTTCATACACAATACAGCAGCTATTGCTGTCATTGTTTTCTTTATCATAATGAAAACTCGTTAGGGTTCTCCCACCACCACGGCGTTTCAGAGTATTGCCATTTTGCAAAGTCTGCTTTCTCTCCTTTGTAATAATGACGATACGCGACTACGGAATTACCTTTTACTTTGTATTCATCAGGCATACACTGTGGTGGTTCTGTGAAAGGTTTAGCCTCTATATTTGTAGGGCACAATTCTAGCTCTGCACGTAATCTTTCACATGCATGTATTTTACCATATCTTTTCGTGTATTCTGTCAACAGCTTTTCATATAGATTGTACAGCCATCTGTACTGTACATATGATTCTCTAGCCCACTTTGTGCTAGGATGGTTTTGATATGCTAATTTATACAAACCTTTATCATTGCAATAATCTTCACCACTAAGAAGTCTGTGCGCTGTACATAACATCTGTGCTGATTCTAATATCATTTTTACTACGTGTTTATCACAATGATATTCAGCAGCACGTACGGGGTCTTTATCTAGATAGAAGATATTCATGTCACGTTTCCTGTTCAGTCTCGTTGTAGATTTTGTCAATCTGATCTTTTGTCAATCGCTTACGTTTATGCTTTATCTTTTTTGATTCCACAACACGCTTACGGAACATAGGATCAGATAGACTTGCCGCTGAAAGGTTACGTCTTTTCTTCTGTCGCTGCAAGTCTTTTTGTACTCTTCGATAACCCATTGTTTTTCCAACTATTTTTTTTGGTTGACAAGGACTTGTAGGATAGTATACCCTATGGGATCGATTTGTCAACTGGAGTTAATTATGTTGATTAACTATTATTTTTCCCTATACCGCTTTTATCTGTTTGTGGGTAGAAAGGTAGCAAAACTAGATAGCTATCTATATCGTAAACAAAGAACTTATCTTGATCTATACAGAAAAAGGAAGTACAAATGATTGTCAATGGTGTTACAACAGAGATCAAAGAACGTGCAGACGGTATGTTTAATGTGTGGCAAAAACATGCTCTCTCTTGGTACGATGCAGACTTTGAGGAGTGGCTACGAGAAAGCGATAACGGCCACGACCCAGAGATGTGGGTTGTGACTGATGTTCTTACCAAAGAACAGAAAGAACTTGTAGACTTTGTACAGGAGTCTGACGTTCCCGTAAAGTTTGAATTTACTTTAGAGAATTAGGCATGTGGTTAAGAAATATATTGTTGTGTATGCCATGTCTAATCGCTCTTGTTGTAATGGTGTGGACATATCATTTTATGACAAGCTGTAAAGCTAATCTTGACACTATCTATGAACGGTATGATGACCTTTACAGAAATTATTATCACTTTCCGAAGGAGCCTTAATCGTATGGCTAAAGGACATATAGAAGGTAAACGCAGGTTACGTAGAATAATCTGTGGTTTTGAACAGGATACGTTTGACCATATTGCAAGCAAAGCAGAGCTTGAAGGTGTCAGTGTGTCTGAAGTAATCAGAACTTATGTAGAATGGGGAATAGAAAGTGAAGTGCTTTCTCTTTGTAAACCTTTTAAAATTTATAAAAAGCACTCCAATGGAGATGAAGATAATGGCTAAACGTCATTGTATTCTATTGGTTGTTTTGTCAATGATAATTCTTTTATCAGCGGGATGCATGGTGCTTACAACTGGCGCATCCATTATTTCGTCAGTAATAGACAGGTATGAAAAATACAAAATAGAAGAACGTCTTGAGGAGTTGGAGTCTTTGTCAACAGATAAAGAATAAGTTTTTGTCAACTCAGGAAGGATTTTGTCAACGATGACTAGCCCAGAGCATGTATTTTTTGTCAACTGTAAATTTTGTCAATCGTACATTCCAACATCGAGAGCGCGTGACTTTACTTTTATGAATGATAAAAAAGAGTTAAGCCATGTTATTATTAGCAGCAAGACTGTAAAGTTTACTTGTAACGAATGCAACTACAGATCAGAATCTTTGATGTATACAAAAAGCTATGTAGATAAAGAGTTACGTAGACTTTGTACAAAGAAAACTCTTGACAACCCTTGATGACTAATTCATAAAGAATAACCGCATCAACAGGAGTGCAAGTTATGCAGACAGTACACATAAGCAAGCTTAATGGTAAGCTTAAAGATTTTCAAGC